CGCACGTCGCGCAGCTGCACGGTCGCCGAGTGCGAGGCGGTCTCGCTCAGCGAGTTCGCCGTCGGGTCGTCCGGCACGAGCGACGAGAGCTTCACCGTGAGGTCGATCAGGCCCGGCGGCAGCTCGATCAGCGAGCCGCCGAGGCCGGTATCCCAGAGTTCGACGTCGGGCGGTCCGGAGACGAGCAGGCGCCCCGAGAGGTCGGGCCGGATCATCTTCACGCCGCCGGCGTAGATAAACGGCGGATAGCTGCCGTCGTACGCCTTCGCCGTCGGGCTCAGCACGCGTCGGTTCGCGCGCACGAGGACGAGGTAGTCGAAGCCGAACTGCCCGGAGCCGCCCGTGGTCGTCGCGTTCACGCCGATCTGCGCTGTGGTCGCCGAGTACGGCAGCGTCAGCGTGCCGAGGCGGACGAAGCGGAACGCCGTGCCCGACGACGGCAGCACGAGGCGCTTCCCGGTCGTCCCGTACTCGGCCGTGTACGCAGCCCGCGCGCTCCAGGCGCCGCGCACGATCACGGTCGGGTTCGTCAGCGTCGCGGCGAGCTCGAAGCGCGCCCAGACCTCGACCTCGACCTCGTCGTCGCGGTAGTCGTCCGGCTCGAGCCGACTCAGATCGGCCGTGAAGGTCGCGTCGAGGTTCGCCGCGCCCGCGACCGTGAACTTGAGGCCGTTCCCGCTGAGGTAGTTCGCGTCGGCGGTTGAGACCCAGCCGGTCAGGTTCGACGACGACTCGGCCTCGATGACGCCGAACGGCACGCTGCCGCCGAGGCCGGTGTTCCTCGTCCAGCCGAGCAGCGCGAACGGGATCTGCGGCCCGCCTGCCGCCGTCCCGACCACGAGCTTCGAGAGCGCGGGCGCGTCGCCCGGGATCGGGCCGCTGAACGCGATCTTCGTCGGCGTGGTGACGAAGCGGCGCACGAACGCCTCGACGAAGAAGTTGTCGATCGTCGCGTTGCTGCTCTGCGGAATCCAGGTGAAGCCGACGCGGCCGACGGCGCCCGAGCCGAACTGCGTCGCGTCGCCGCCGGCGAGCGTGACGTTCGCGGTCGTGTTCGGCGTGTTTATCAGCGTCGGCGTCCCGAGGTAGTAGTCGAGGAAGACGACGTTTCCCTCGATGCGTCCTCGGATCCAGTTCCCGCTGCCGGTCGTGATCCGCGCTCCGAGGTTCGTCGTCGAGAGGTTCGTGCGCGCGCCCGCAACGACCTTGTCGAGCCGCAGGCGCGAGTTCGTTCCGTTGTCGTCGACGTAGACCTCGAGGTAGTTCGCCGCGTCGATCCGCTTCAGGACGATGCCCGTCTTGTAACTCGTGATCGTCGTCCCGGGCGCGAACTGCACCCACGCCTGCACGTCGCCGTACTGGTAGCCCCGGTCGGTGTGGATCATGCGCTTCTCGACCGTCAGGTTCAGGTCGGCGTGGAGCACGCCGGCACCGACCGCGCCCGAGATCGAGACGTCGCCGGCCGCGCCGGAATCGAAGGTGTAGTTCGCCTCGCTGTCGGTCTCGAAGTCGTCGAAGATGTCCATCGACTCGCCCTCCATGTAGGGCGGCGAGACGACGCCGAAGTCGAACTGCGCGCGGAAGCGGTGCTCCCAGAGCCAGTCCTGCGCCTTCGGGTTCACGCCCGAGTCGAGGACGCGGATCTTCATCTTGTAGGTCGAGCCCTGCGCGCGCCAGGTGACCGTCCCGCCGAACGCGCGCAGCTCCTCGTCGAGCGCGTAGAGCACCGACGCCTTCGCCATGAAGTCGTCCATCGAGGAGCCGGCGATCTCGAGCGTCCAGGTCGTCACGCGGTTCTGCGCGTTCTCTCCGACCAGCGCCGCGCCCTGCGTGCCGCGCATCCCCGAGAAGACCTTCTCGAAGTTCGCGTTCCCGAGGTCGAGCGCCATCAGCCGGTATCCGGTCGTCGACGGCTCCCGGTCGATCAGCGTCACCGTGGACGAACCCGGCTTGTCGGTCTTGACCTGGAGCAGCTTGTCCGCCATCAGAACCCCGTCTTCTCGACCGACGTCGGGACGTAGGACTGCATCCCCGCGCCCTGAGCGACTGCGGCGGCCGCGTCCTGAAGCCAGCTCGCCGGCGGCGGGAAGAGGCTCTGCACGACGATCGGCGCACCCGAGCCGCGCACGCCGGGCGTCTGCGAGGAGAAGACTCCGGTAGCGACGAAGGCGTTCGCGAGCCGCGCCGACTCGGCCGAGACGTTCGCGCGCTGGTTCGCCTGCTCGAGCTGCGCCTGCAGGTCTGCCGTATTGTCCGGCCCGCCGCCCGTGTCGCCGCCGCCACCCGCACCACCCGCGCCGCCGGTCAGGCCGCTGAGCTGGCCGCGCACGCCCGCGATGCCCTGCAGGATCTGCGTCTTCTGCGCCGTCGTCAGGCCCGGGCGCCGCAGCTGGTTCTGCAGGTACGACTCAGCCTTCAGCAGCGCGCGAATGTCGTCGGCCGGCGTGTCGGTGAGCGCGGCCGCCGCGATCTCGTACTCGATCCCCGCCGGGAGCGTGCTGTAGTCGTGGCTCAGGACGTCCTGCACCCGCTGACCGAGCGACTGGAGCTCGGCCTGGATCCGCTTCAGGTGCGCCGTCGCCGCGTCGAGTTGCTTCTGCACGCTCGCGCGCGCGTGCTTCTGTGCCTTCGTCTTGTTCGGCATCCCGCGCAGCCGGCGCTGCAGCGAGACGACCTGACGCTTCACCCGCGCCTCTTCGCGGCGCAGCGCCGCGATCCGGCGACGGAGGCTGGCGAGCGGTGACGGAGGCGGCGCGGGCCCGACGACCGGGAGGCCGGCCTGCCCGAGACGCGGAACGGTCACGCGGCCGGGGATGCGCCCGCCGAGCTGGTAGCCGCTGACCGAGTAGTGAACGGGATCGGCGGCGCCGAGGCGGTTGTAAAGACGCGCGCCCGGAGGCGCGCTCGTCATCGTCGCGCCGAAGCCGCCCGGGTTCGTGACGTCGACGGCCTGACCGAACTCGTGGCTCGAGGTGCCCGGCTTCGCCGCGAGAGGGCCGCCGGCGGGGGAGCGCTGATAGAGCGCGGCCTGCTCGCCGTAGGTGCGGAATCCCGACGTGACCGTGCCGCTCCAGCCGTGACCGCGCGCGAACGAGAGCGCGCGGATGACCTGCGGGACGAGGCCGTGAAGGTTCACCGCGCCGCCGACGGCCGGCAGCGGGTAGAGCCGGTCGAACTCGATGGTCTTCGTCGAGTCGACGCGGCCGCCGCCCGCGAAGTGGCGCGGCTGGACACCCTGGAGCCAGTTCAGGACGCCCGGGAAGGTCATCGTCTCGAGGATCCGCTCGCCGCCTCCGGTGACGACGAACTCGCCCGGCGAGAGCATCGCGGGAACGGAGTCGGCCGCGACGCGCGCGCCCGGGATTCGACCGCCGGCCGCGTGCCCGCCGCCCTGGAACGCCCCACCTCGCGGCGAGTTTCCGGGCGTGAACTGGAGCGTCTTCACGATGAAGCGAACGGTCGTGTCGCTCGGGACCGACTTCAGCGCGCGCGCGAGCGCGGCCGCCGCTCCTGCCGCCTGCGCGATCTTCGGCGCCGTGTCCTGCACCCGCGAGGCCGCGCCCTCCATCCGGCGCGCGAACTGCTCGGCGTGTATCCCGTCGAGCTGCCGGTTCAGGCGGTCCTTCGCGTCGCGGGCCCACCCGCCGAGGCTGCCGGGCAGGTGCGAGAACGGCTCGACGATCTTCCGGACGACGAGGATCGACTTCAGCGTGATCCAGTCCGTGAAGGCGTTCCAGGCCGCGCGCACGCCGTCGAAGGCGGCGCGGAAGGCGGTGATGATGACCGTCAGCCGCAGACCGCGCACGAGCGCGGTTGTCAGACGCCCGGCGCCCTCGCCCACCGGAGCGGACACGGTCTTGAAGAGCAGGCCGAAGCCCTTCGCGAGAGCGACCCCGCCGACCGCGATGGCGTCGCCCATCCGGCCCGGCAGCTTCGAGACGACGGTCATCAGCCCGTACATCACCGGGCCGCCGAAGCGCTCGGCGACGACCGCGCCCAGACGGGCCGCGCCCTTCCCGAGCGCGCTGCCGAAGGCGACCGAGAGCACGCCGACCAGCAGGCCGAGGTGATGCGCCCAGAAGACCGGGTCGGTGAGCTTCATCACGATGTTGCCCGCGATCACGATCCCGACTTCGGCGATCTGCGCGGCGTGCTGCTGCGTCCAGGTCAGGATTCCGCCGAGCATCCGGTTCAGCGCGTCGGTCGTGATGACGATCCCCGCGCCGATCGCCTTCCCGACCGGCGACCAGTCCTGCGCCATCACGCGCTGAATCAGCCCGTCGTGGAACGAGCGAACGACGCCCTGCGAGCTCATGGCGTCGATCTGCATCCCGCCGAAGAGCGCCATCTGCAGCGAGGACTTGACCTCGGCCGCGAGCTTCTTCACGCCGCCGCCGGCGAGGCTCAGCCCGACCTTCAGGTTCGGCGCGTGCGCGACCTTCGAGACGAAGTCGCCGAACTTCAGGATCTCGTCGGTGCCCTGCGTGAAGATCGGGATGAACTTCCCTACGATGAACGCGCCCACGTTCCGGAGGCGCTCGCGGAAGATCGTCAGCTGGCCCGGGAGCGTCTTGCCGTACGCCTCGGCGCTGCCGCCGAACTCGGCGCGCAGCTCGCGGAGGATGATCTTCTGAGCCTGCAGATGGTGGCCCGTCTCCTCGAGCCGCTTGATCGTCTTCTTCTGGTCCTCGGTGAAGGTGACGCCCACGCGGCGCAGCGCGGTCATTCCGGTGACGGGATCGTTCAGCGCCTTCCCGAGGCGGATCATCGTCGTCTTGAGGTTGCCGCCCTCGAACCCGGCGCCCTCCATCGCCGTCGACATATCCAGGCCGATCTTCGTCGCCTGCGTGAAGATGTCGTTGTTCTTCCCGGTCTCGTTCCGGACGTTCCGAAAGGTCAGCAGCATGTTCTCGCCGGACTGAATGACCTCGTCGTCGATCCCGGTCTTCTTCAGCAGCGAGTTCGAGAGCTGATCGACCTGCTTCGCGCTGACGTTCGCCGCGCCGCCGGTGGACTTGATTACGGCCTCGGTCTGCGCGGTCGCCTTCTGCGCCTGCTCGAGTTCCTTTACCGAAGCGTGGACGGCGACGCCGAGCCCGAGCAGGCCGGCGCCAGCGCCGACGCCGATGGCGACGGCGGACGCCTTCCCGATCTTGTGGAGGCCGCGCTCGAGCTTCCCGCCCGCCTTCTCCGCGCGCCCGAAGGCGCGCTCGAGCGAGGAAGCATCTCCGACGATCTGAACCTCGACCTTACGCGCCACTCAGCCCTCCTCTGGCTCGCAGTAGGCGAGGCCCATCGCCAGTTCGTGCGGACGCAGGTGCCTTAGCCGATCCGGGTCGCTCCAGCCGAGCACCTCGGCGAGCCGAGGCGTCCACCAGTCGCGAGGATCGTCTACTCCTGCGCGTGGGTATCGGTCTCGCCGGTCTCCGAGGTCTCGGATCGCTCGGCGGGTTCGTTCCCACTCGCGCTCGTAGGAGGGACTCCCTGCATGGCCTCCCGCATCGCCTCGCCCAGCTCGCGCGTCAGCGAGCCGAGGTTCTGGCCCATGATCCGTTTCGCCGGGAACTCGCGGCTCGTGTAGCGGTACGAGACCCGCAGGATCGCGAGCCACGCGTGCGGGTCGCCGTTCATCATGCCCATCGCGACCTCGTCGGGCACCATGCCGCCGCTTATGTCCTTCGCGGTGATGGCGTCGTCGAAGGTCCAGTTCTCGGGCAGCACGAGGTCGATCTGATCCTCGTCCGGCTGGCCCTTGAAGAGCGTCACGGTGACGGTCGTCGTCTGCTCGGCCATGATGGCCTCTCCTTTCGTACGTATGCGCGCGTACGCGCTCGCTGCCGCAGCCCGAAAGGGCGTTACGGGGTCGTAGGTCGTCTGAACGGGAGACGCTCAGAGACGGGCTGAATCGAGCAGGTGATCGAGTTCGCGCTCGACCGCCCGCTCGACCTCGCGCTCGTTCTCCTCGAGCGCCGGGATGAAGGCGTCCCGCATCTGCAGCGCGCCGAAGTCCGGCCGGCGGCCGGTGACCTTCCGCGCGCGCTGCGTCACGAAGACGCCACGGCGGACGACGCGCGGGCCGATCGAGCCGGGCTTCGACCCGGCCCATTGGCCCTCTTTCGCGCGCGCCGCCTCCACGACCGGCTCGGCCGCCCGCTTCATCCCGTCGCGGACGGCCCTGTCGAGTGCGGGCCCGCCGACCTTCCGGAGGTCGCGCCGCAGCTCGTTCCAGCCGCGCGTTCGCAGCATCTGGGTCTAGTACTCCTGACCCTTGAAGACGCCGATCGTCACCGAGGTGACGCCCGAGTACGTGATCCCCGCCGATCCCGACAGCGCCGGGTCGGCGAAAATCTCGGCCGGGAACGGGCCGATCATCCGCTCCTGCGCGTTCGTAACCGAGACGGACACGTCGGCCGTCGCGACGCCGTAGCGCTCGTTCCCGGGAACGGCGACGGTCACGGTGATCGGCGAGCCGCCTCCGTTCTTCACGTGAATGAACGTGTCCTTGTCGGGAACGAACGTGTCGCCGCCGCCGGCGGCCGCAGCGTACGACGGCGCGACGCCGCCCGGGACGATGGTCTGAGTTGCGAGAGCCGCCATCGTCCGCGCCTACGAGGTCGCCCGCGTCAGGCCCGCCTGCGCGGCGTTCCTGAGCGTCAGGGTCGTCGTTGCGGCCGCTCCCACCTGACCCGCGATCGGCGAGTAGTTGTAGAGGATGGCCGTCAGCAGGTAGGCCGGGTTCGAGGTCGAGCGCGCGGCGTTGTTCGGCCGGATCTCGACCGCGAAGCCGGTCGTTCCCGTCGAGAGCGGGAACATGATCGAGTCGAGCGCGGCGGCCGTGTAGTCGTTGAAGACCTCGAGCGTGATCGTCGCGTCGCCGATTCCCGGCAGCTGGTTCGTGTTCGTGTCGCCCATCGCCGTCACGTCGACCTCGGGCCGGGTGGTCTCGATCGTGACCGAGCTCACCTGGTTCGAGATGTCGTTCCCGTTGACGGAGACGAAGCAGTTCTTCAGCACGGTCTTCGCCATGCTCTACTCCTCCTTCTCTGCCGGTTCCGGCAGCTCGTCCGGCGCTACGAGTGCCGGGTGCTTGTCCGCGTAGTGCTTCCGCAGGTCGTCGAGGTCGTCGAACTTCGGCGGCCGCGACATCTCCTGCTCGACGCAAGCAGGGCACGGCACCTTCTCGGGCTTCTCGTCGTCGCCCTTACCGATCTCCAGCGTCCCGGCCTCGAGGTGCATCCGCTCCTCGTCCGGGCTCAGGTCGAGCCGGACTGACTCGCCCGGCGCGTTGCCGTACACGGGGTAGGCACCGCTGACCCTGTAGGTCTTCTTCGCCATTCGTTCCTCCTGTCAGACGAGTACGGAGACGTTCCACTCGGCGCCGAGCGCGTCGGCCTGAGTCGGCCCGAGCCGGTACGTGCGGTAGCCGCTCGAGCGCGTCACCATCACGTCGGAGGCGAGGCCGCCGAGCGTGGGATCGACTTCGAGCGCCTGCTTCACCGAGCGGGTCCCTGCGGACTCGAGGAGCTGGTCGAGTTCGCGCTGCGCGCCCTCAGACGTGCCGAGGTCGACGACGACCTGAACGATGAAGTTCCACGTCTCCGCGCCGTCCTGCATCGCCTGGTGGTACTCCGTCTCGTCCGGGAGCACCTGCGCGAACGGCGGCGTCGCGTTGCCCATGATGTAGGCCGAGACCTGCCAGCCGACGTCGACCTTCTGCAGCGTCGCGGCGAGCGCCTCGCGAATGTCGGTCAGCGACGCCATCAGCGGACGTAGCTGCGGCGCGAGTAGTCCGAGAGCAGCAGGTCCCAGTCGGGGATCTGGCGGCTCACGCGCACCGCGAAGCCGTCGGCGCCGAAGCCGATCACGCCGAACGGCGCCTCGCGCTTCAGCTTCAGCAGGCGGCCGGCGAGCAGCGCGGTCGCGATCTTCACGTTCTCCGGGACGGACGGCCAGCCGAACCGGCCCGTCACCGCGATCGAGTCTGGCCAGAACGGCCACGCGAAGCGGCTCGTCGCGAGCGCTCGAATCTCCGTGTAGGGCACGCCATCGGCGACGGCCGAGCGCGGCTCGAGCACGTAGTCGGTTCCCGCAACCCACGTCTGACTGAAGACGGCGTCGCTCGCCGGCGCGGTCTGGAGCGTCGTCAGAGTCGCGAGGTCCTCGATCTGGAGGCGGTCGTAGCCGAGGTTCGCGCCGTAGATTGCCTGCGAGTCGTAAGGCGAGCCTCCGTCCGAGTAGACGCGGCGCGGGCGGACGCTGTAGTAGCGCGTCTGGTCGATGCTGTCGAGGTAGAACCTTCGACCCGTCTCGGCATCGACTGCGCGGCTTGCGGCGACCAGCGAGCCGAGGATGTCCGAGTCGGCGAAGCTCGTCCCGGTCAGCCCGGAGGTCTGCTTGAACTCCTCCAGCTCGACGTACGTATTCCTCTCGGGAGCGTGCGCGCGGAAGGCGACGAGCGCCTCGGCGACGTCCTGCGTCTTCGTGCCAGACGTGACCGTCCACCAGACGAGGTACTCGCCCTCGGTGTCGACGTCGCCCGCCTGCCAGTCGTAACGGACGAGCCCGTCGATGCCGGGCGGGTTGACGATCACCGCGCTCTGCGCGTTCACCTTCGGCGTCGAGGAGCCGACCGGCCGCATCGAGAACGTGACGGTCTTACTCGTCAGGTCGAACGGGTTGCCGTCGGCGTCGACGATGTTCTCGGTGATCGACGGGTTGCGGTTGCCGACCTGCCAGACGAGCTCGCTCACGTCGTCACCTGCCCTGGACTCGGAGGACCGAACTGCCGCCCGGACGGCTTGCCCTGCCCGCGACCGCCGCTCGGCGTTCCCTCGCTGATCCCGCCGCCGAGGCGCGGAGGCCCGAAGAACAGGACGAGCACGCCGCCGGGCACGCCCTCGGTCTCGAACGGGTCGATCAGGATCACGGCGAGCTGCTGAGCGGCCTCGTACGAGTCGGCGAGCGCGCGAGCGACGCCGCCCGTCGCCTCGTAGACGGCCGCGTTCGTCCGCACGATGCCGCCGAGCAGCGACTCGAACGGCACGGCCGAGACGGCGAGGATCGACGCACGGGCCTCGAGCGGGTCGGCCAGCGCCGCAGCGATCCCGCCGAGCGCCTCGAACGGAACGAGCGCGGTCGCGCTTACCGGCGTCGTCCCGGTTGACTCGAACGGGTCGAGCAGTCCGGAGGCGACGCCCTTCAGCGCTTCGAGAGGGTCGCTCGCGACGATGACGAGGTTCTGTACGGCCTCGAACGGAGCGCTGCTCGGCGCGGCGATGCCGCCCGTCGCCTCGAGCGGGTCAGCGAGCGAGGCGATCACGCCGGCGAGCGCCTCGAACGGCAGCAGCGCCGTCGTGCTCACCGCCGTGAGGCCAGTCGCCTCGAACGGATCGCCGAGCGCGCTGAGGATTCCCTGAATGGCTTCGAGCGGATCGACGCCGGTGGACGCGATCCCGCCGAGCGAGTCGAACGGATCGCTCGCCGTCGTGCTCAGACCCTGCACGGCTTCGAGCGGGTCGAGCAGCGAGGCCGAGACGTTCTTCGCGGCCTCCAGAGGATCGGCCGCCGTGGTCGCGATTCCCCCCGCCGCCTCGACCGGGTCGGACGTGGTCGTCGTGATTCCCTGAGTCGCATCGAGCGGGTCGCTCGTCGTGGTCGAGAGCGCCTTCACCGCTTCGAGCGGATCGCCGAGCGTGACCGCGAGCCCCTGCAGCGCCTCGTACGGTGCGACCGCGCTATTCGAGACCGGAGTCGTTCCGGACGCCGGCGCAGTCCCGACCAAGCGCCGCGCGGGTAGCTGCGCCCTCCTCCATCGGCGCCGATAGACGCCCACGGCTTACGGGATCTCGCGGATAATCATCTCGCCCGAGACGCTGAGCGCGTCGGCGGGCGTCGAGAGCAGCTTGAACACGATCGCCTCGGCGTTCGCCACCATCGGCCGGTGCTCGGGCGCGGGCATCCAGACGTACGGGACTCGGACGTTCCAGCCGTCGGCGCGCAGCGTGCGCGCGGTGCCCGAGGTCGTCGCCGGCGTCGTGTCGTTCGTGCGGCCGGTGAAGCCAGCGCTCGCGTCGTTCCCAGCGAGCGGGTTCAGCGTCCCGGTCGCCGACGCCGAGCCACCCGAGCCGACCGTCACCGTCGCCGGGAGGCGGTTCAGCACGAGGCGCAGCAGCTCCTCCTGCGCGTCGCCCGCGTCCGCCGCCCCGCCGACGTTCGAGAGATAGACGGCCTCGATCAGGCAGGGCTTGTCGGCGGCAGGCTTGACGTAGAAGAGATCCTGCGCGGCCGAGACGGTGACATTCTCGAACGTGAGGGCGTACGCCCTTCCGAGTCCGATCACGAGTGGAGTCCTTTCGTTAGCGACGGAGGAGCGCGTTCCGTGCGATGCGACGATCGGCGTAGATCAGGGAGGCAGGCGCAGCGCCAGCTGCGGGCGGGTAGCAGACAGCCGCTCTCGCGAGCGGAGCGCTCGTCGACC